TAGTGCTGTGCATGCTGAACCTGACTTCATGGATTTAGAGGAACAGACACACTGTTTGGCTAGTGCGATCTACTTTGAATCCAGAAATCAACCTATAATAGGCCAGATTGCTGTAGGATTGGTTGCAATTAACCGGATGATGGACAGCAGGTTCCCTAATACAGTCTGTGAGGTCGTAAAACAGGCTGACAGGGACGATCAGGGGAGGATAGTACGTCACCGTTGCCAGTTTTCTTATTACTGTGACGGGCTTAAGGAGACGATCAGGGAGGAACGTGCCTGGGTTACTGCTCAAACCATTGCTGCTGTAGTAATGACTGAAGAGCATCCAGACATAACCGGAGGAGCATTGTTTTATCATTCGGACAAAGTTGATCCGTACTGGTCTAGTGTTTTTGAGGTAACAGTAAAGATAGGAAATCATATTTTTTATCGAAGGTAGTTGTGTATCTTGTTTTTTATGGTACACTAATAGTGTAGCTACAAAAAGTAGCATTATTGATAATCAAAGGAGGCCAATTATGGCATTGATAGAAGGAACAGCGGCATTCTCTAACTTGACAGCAACTGAAGTTTACAACGGTCAGGACACTGGTAAGTATTCCTTGACAATCACTGTAGACGAGGATTCTGCTGATATGTTGCAGAAGTCAGGAGTGAAGCTCCGAACCTACGAGGGACAATCCCAACGTAAGTTTGCTTCAAAGTTCCCAGTTAAGATTGTGGACGTAAATGACCAGCCGTTTATCGGTAACGTCACCAGAGGCTCTAAAGTTCGCCTACAGTACAAGGAAGGCCCACAGCACCCAGTACACGGTACTAGCACCTACTTGACCGCTGTGAGGGTCTTGGAGCTTGCTGAAGAGTCGTCCGGTTCAGAGGAAGGCTTTTAGGTGTCAAAATTCCTTAAACATGAGCCATGTCCTCGATGTGGCTCTAAGGACAATCTAGCCACCTACAGTGACGGAGGTAAGCATTGCTTTACACCCGACTGTGGCTACCACGTTTTTGCTGACGGGACTTCGGACATTATGGAAACAAATCCAAAACTAAACATGGAGGGTATAGTAGCGTCCATACCTGACCGTAGAATTTCACAGGACACCGTAGCAAAATTCGGGGTAACTGTGGAGTTTGGACCGTCGGGCGAGATAGCTAAACACCACTACCCCTACTATTGTAAAGACACTGGTGAGCTTAAGGGCTCTAAGGTCAGAACTGTAGAGGGTAAGGGTTTCCACTGTACCGGAGTTCTGGAAGGAACTGGGTTGTTTGGGCAAAATCGTTGTAAAGGCAAAGGAAAATACATCACAATCACTGAAGGTGAGCTTGATTGTCTAGCGGTATCGGAAATGTTTGACAGAAAATGGGACGTAGTTAGTCTAAGGTCAGGTGCTTCCAGTGCTGTGAAGGAAATTAAACAGTCTCTGGAGTTCTTGGAAGGCTACGACAACGTTGTGCTATGCTTTGATAACGATAAACCTGGTCAGGACGCTGTGGACGCAGTTAAGGATCTGTTTAGTCCACAGAAATGTAAGATATGTACTTTACCTATGAAGGACGCAGGTGAAATGTTACAGGCAAACAAGGTGAGGGAGTTTGTCAGTGCATGGTGGTCTGCAAAAGTGTATCAACCGGACGGTATCATATCCGGTGTGGATACATGGGAGGAGATTGTCAAGGCTAATGATGTGAAGTCAATACCCTACCCTTGGAATGGTCTTAACGAGTACACAAAGGGATTCCGTCTGGGTGAGTTAGTGACCATTACGTCAGGATCAGGCATGGGCAAGTCCCAGATGATTAGGGAACTTGAGTTCTACCTGTTGAATGCGTGTAATGACAATATAGGGGTAATAGCTCTTGAGGAATCAATAGCCAGAACGTCATTAGGCATTATGTCCATAGCCGCTGACACACCACTTCACTTGGAAGAGGACGTTGACCCCGACACATTAAGACCCTTCTGGGAGCAAACTTTAGGCACTGGCAGGTACTTTTTGTTCGATCACTGGGGATCAACAGCGGAGGACAACTTACTATCTAGGGTGAGGTATATGGCAAAAGCCCTTGATTGTAAATGGATTGTTCTTGACCACTTAAGTATAGTTGTGTCTTCTCAAGCAGACATCAATGATGAAAGGAAAGCCATTGACAGCATTATGACTAAACTCAGAACTCTGGTTCAGGAGTTAGGCATAGGCTTGTTTTTGGTTTCACATCTCAGGCGTGTCAGTGGTCGAGCACATGAGGACGGAGGTAAGGTCAGTTTGTCGGATCTCAGGGGGTCTCAGTCCATAGCCCAGTTGTCGGACATGGTGATAGGTCTGGAACGTGACCAACAGGAGGAGGACGAGGAAAAACGCAACACAACCTGTGTGCGTGTTCTTAAGAATCGTTATGTGGGCATTACTGGACCTGCGGCATTCCTTAAGTACGACAGATTTACCGGAAGAATGTCTGAGGTAGCAAAACCTAAAGAAGCGGAGGCTGACTTTTGAGCATTTACCTAGACATTGAAGCAAATGGACTGAATCCCGACACTATTTGGTGTGTTGTGACGAAGGACAACTGTAAGACTAGGGAAGGCACTACTATTGTCCATACTAGCCCTGATACCCTCCAGGAGGCTCTGAGAGGCCGTATGAGCGTAGTTGGACATAACCTAATAGGGTACGACCTCCCTGTGCTAAAATCGCTCTGGGGCGTTTCTGTGGAGCCTGAGAGGGTAATAGACACTTTGGTGTTATCCAGGCTTTCTAATCCGTCCAGAGAAGGAGGACATAGTTTGAGGTCGTGGGGTGAGCGTTTGGGCTTTCCTAAAGGTGATTATAGTGATTGGTCAAAACTTACTCAGGAAATGATTGACTATTGCATTCAGGACGTAAAAGTCACGGAGCATACTCATTTCAAATTGATGACTGAGATGCGTGATTTTTCTCAGGAAAGCATTGATTTGGAGCATAAAGTTCAATTCATAATACAGCAACAGATTCGTAATGGCTGGTTACTTGATGAGCGTCAGGCATTCGATTTGTTAGCACAACTAAAGGAGAAACAATATGATCTTGAAGAGAAAGTTCAGCAAACTTTTCGTCCGATACCTGTATACGTTAAGAGTGTGTCGCCACGCTATAAGAAGGATGGTGCGCTCTCCAGTGTTGGTCTAACGTTTTTGGGCGATAGCTGGCAGAATGTGTGTGGAGAGTTTAGTCGGATAGAGTTCGTACCGTTTAACCTCGCCTCCCGAAAACAGATAGGGGTTCATCTACAACGATTCGGTTGGAAACCTGAGAAGTTTACTGAAACAGGCCAACCCGTTGTGGACGAATCTACACTGTCGAGGGTGAAAGGAATACCTGAAGCACAGATGATAGCGGAGTATTTGTTAGTGCAGAAAAGGGTTGCACAGGTCCAATCTTGGGTCGATGCAATGGAGAAGGACGGTCGGGTTCACGGGTTTGTTAATACCAACGGTGCAGTTACCGGACGTATGACACATTCCAAGCCTAACTTGGCACAAACACCTGCCAGTTATAGCCCTTTTGGTAAAGAGTGCAGGAGTTGTTGGACTGTTCCTGTCGGGAATAAATTAGTAGGAGTGGACGCATCCGGTCTGGAATTGCGGATGTTGGCACATTATATGAATGATTCAGCTTATACGGAGGAAATAATTAATGGAGACATCCACAGTGCTAACCAAAGAGCAGCGGGACTTCCAGATAGAGACACATCAAAAACTTTTATCTATGCTTTCCTTTATGGGGCAGGTGACGAAAAACTGGGAAGCATTGTTGGGGGACGTAGAAGTCGAGGCACTGAACTTAGACAAAGATTCCTTAAAGCCACTCCAGCACTCGCTGACTTGCAACAACGAGTTAGAAAAAAAGGAAGTGAAGGAACTCTTAGAGGACTTGACGGACGATTGCTCCAGATTAGGTCAGACCATGCAAGCCTTAATACTTTACTCCAGGCGGCAGGTGCTATTGTAATGAAACAAGCCCTGATACTTCTGGATAAGTTTTCTAGGGAATGGAAAATTAACTATAGATTTGTGGGAAACATCCATGACGAAATACAGACTGAAGTTAAAGCGGATCAGGCTGAAAAGTTTGGTCACTTAGCTGTGTCGTGCATTGAGGCGGCAGGTTTGCATTTTGATCTTAGATGCCCACTGACAGGAGAATATCATGTTGGAGACAACTGGTCGCAAACTCACTAGGATGAAGCATGTAGATATTTTTAGTGGTATAGGTGGATTCCCTCTAGGATTTGAATGGGCAGGACTGAGTGAACCATCTATGTTTTGTGAGATAGACTCTTGGTGTAGACAAGTATTGAAAAAGCACTGGCCTACTGTTACGATAACAAATGACGTAAAGGAGTTAGCTGATGACCCAGAAAAACTTGTTCCCAACTGTGACATTATCACAGGAGGATACCCCTGTCAGCCGTTTAGTGTCACAGGAAAACAAAAAGCGCAAGCGGATGACCGACACCTCTGGCCGTACTTGCATAAAATTATTGCACAAAAAAGACCCACTTATGCAGTTCTCGAAAATGTTCATGGTCACATTGGATTGGGCCTCGACACGGTGCTCCTTGACTTGGAAGCCGAAGGTTACTCCACAAGGACGTTTGTTGTTCCAGCTTGTGCCGTCAATGCTCCACATAGAAGAGACAGATTGTGGATTGTGGCCTACGCCAACAGCATCGACCAACGGACACGGAACAGATCGAAACAATCCCAGAGGAATACAACAAGGGAATGCACTGGCAACAGCAGTAGTGTGGGAGGCAAAAGGATGGTGGCCGATTTCGTCAAAGAAAGAACACAAAGAGGTGAGGGGAACTACCGAAGCCGAATGGAATCGTGGGAGTCTGAACCCAACGTGGGTCGAGTGGCTCATGGGATACCCAAAAGGGTGGACAGGCTTAGAGGATTAGGGAATGCGATTGTACCACAGATCGCTATGCAGATTGGTTTAACCATAAAGGAAATGGAAGCACAAAAAACATAGGGGAATATCATGTTAGAGACAACTAGTCGAAAACTCACTAATGACGAAATGTCTAAAAACCGTAAAGGGGATTTTGCGGAAATGTACGCAGTCACTTGGTTATGGGATCAAGGGTACGAAGCGTTCAGGAATTATGGTAGTGACGGTCCTGTAGACATTATTGTCTGGGATGAAAAAACAGGGGAGTTTATATTAGTGGACGTTAAAACCGGAAGACAACAAGGAAGGCCAAATTCCGACCCAAATCCGGACAGTAATTATACTGACCTTAACGTGAGAACTAAAAAACAAAAACAACTAGGGGTTCAGTTGTTAGGTTTTAATCCAGAAACTCGAAAGTGTTGGTGGGTGGAGCACAGAACATGAAAACCATACATACATTAGTTCAGGACATTTATAAACTTATGATGTCCAAACGTGTACCTTCGGATGTGGACGCTGAACAAGCTATAGAGGAGTTTGGTGAAAACATAAAAAAACTAATGCGTAAGGAGTTTGTTAATCGGGAGTACGGTAAAGCTGGGCTCAGATTGTCCTCCAGTGGCAAGGGGTTACGTTACTTATGGAATACTGTTCACAGGGCTCCTAGAGAGCGTATCATGCCGCATACGTTAATAAAATTCATGTATGGGCATTTGATTGAGGAATTGCTGCTTTGTCTTACTAAACTGTCTGGACACAAAGTAGAGGACGAACAGAAAGTCTGTACTGTAGCAGGGGTTAAAGGCCACATGGATTGCCGTATTGACGGGACACTGGTTGACGTTAAGTCTACGAGCACTTATGGCTTTAAAAAGTTCAGGGACGGTTCACTGGCTATGGACGATCCATTCGGATATGTGGCACAGCTTAAGGCATACGCACATTCAGAGGGTGACACCAAGATAGCTTGGTTAGCTATGGACAAACAGAACGGACATTTGGAGGTGCTTCAGTACGACATGGAGGACACTCAGGCTCCGGTACATGAACACATCAATTACGATATAGAGGAGCGTATCGAAGAAATAAAAAAGGTTTGTGGGCAGGACGAGGCCCCTTCACATTGTCACAAGTTGGTTCAAGATGGCGCATCAGGCAATATGAAATTAAGTATGGGATGTTCGTACTGCCAGTTCAAGCAGTCATGTTGGCCTGGTTTAAGGGCTTTCAAATACTCAACAGGTCCAAGATTTTTAGGAGTGGTAAAAAATGAGCCGAAAGTACCGGAAATCCCATTACAGGAAATCTCGTAACATGTACAGATCCGGTTTGGAAAAAACATTTGCAACAGTAGTTCCCAAAGGAGAATTTGAATATGAACCTTTTGATGTGCCCTACGTTGTTTATCGTAAGTACAAGCCTGATTTTGTACATAAAAACGGCATAATGATCGAGTGTAAAGGATATTTTAGAGCAGGTGATACACTTAAGTACAAGTCCATCAGGGACACGGTGGACGCTGAACTGGTGTTTGTACTAAGTGATCCAAATAAGAAAGTCAGGAAAGGTTCTAAAATGACTATGGCTCAGTGGTGTGAAAAGGAGAAGTTCAAGTATTTCTCCGTGAGTGAAGTGGAGGAGTTAATGAACTATGTACACTCTAGATGAATTACGGGAAAAAGTTTTACAACGTCTGGAAGTTGATGATATACTATTATTACTGGATATTAATGCTGAAGAATTATTAGACAGATTTGAAGATAAATTCATTGACCGACAAGATAAGATACATGAAGAAATGGAGGAGTTAGAAAAATGAAACACACAGCTAAAAGCATGGTAATGAAGCCTGAGTTTAGATCAAGGGTTGTCAAGGACAAAACCAAGTATGATCGAAAGAAGTCTTTTGATGATGCTGATATTGATATATGCATTCAGGATTTTGATGAGTTAGTGGACAGAGATACATTACCCGACAAGTACCAAAACGGATACTGGGAGTAGACTATGAAATTTCATAATAAAATGGCGTTGGGTATAATAATTGTTATGCTATGTTTATGGTATTTGTCCTTGATGGACTATAGTAGTAAAGTCTTATGAGTATAAATAATGCTACACCTAAAGAATGGGACAAAGCATTTCGAGGACCGGATAAAAAAGAGGACTGTTTAATGTCTGCACAATCAACTAAAACTATTACTGGATCTTTATATCATCCTTCGGACAGTTTGTTGGACAACACTATGTTTCCGAAGGAAGAACCAAAAGACAATGTTAATCATCCACCACATTACAACAAAGGTGGACTTGAGGCAATTGACTACATTCAACAGCAACTTGGTGACGGGTTTGTGGACTATCTTGAAGGTAACGTAACTAAATACCTACATAGGTATAAGTACAAAAACGGGGTAGAGGATCTTAAGAAAGCCGAATGGTATTTAAAAAAATTAATAGAGGAGTTTACTTTCAATTATGGATAGTTATCAACAGTACATACACAAGAGTCGCTATGCCCGTTATCTACCCACTGAAAACCGAAGGGAAACATGGGAAGAAACCGTTGGTAGATACATGAATTTCTGGGAAAAGAGAGGAGTTAAGTTTAAGGCTAATGAAGCTGAAGAACTTGAGGAAGCTATCCTGGACATGGACATTATGCCTTCCATGAGGGCGTTAATGACCGCAGGGGAAGCTCTGGACAGAGACAATGTAGCAGGGTTCAACTGTTCCTACATTACCATAGATAACCCTAGAGCCTTTGATGAAATGATGTACATCCTGATGTGTGGAACAGGAGTAGGTTTTAGTGTGGAACGTCAATACATTAAAAAACTGCCGGAAATAGCGGAGGATTTCCATGACACCGACACTATCATACACGTTGCAGACTCAAAAATTGGATGGGCGAAATCGTACAGGGAACTGGTGTCGTTGCTGTATTCAGGTCAATTACCCAAATGGGACATCAGTGGAGTTAGACCTGCGGGTTCCGCACTCAAAACATTCGGAGGCAGAGCGTCTGGTCCTGAACCGCTTGTTGACTTGTTCAACTTTACCGTGGGGGTATTTAAAGGAGCGGCTGGAAGAAAGCTTAATTCCCTTGAATGCCACGATATTTGCTGTAAAATTGCACAAGTCGTCGTGGTTGGTGGGGTCAGAAGGTCTGCACTGATTAGTTTAAGCAATCTTACTGACGATAGAATCCGTAGAGCTAAACACGGACAGTGGTGGGTTGATGAGCCACAGAGAGGTCTGTCCAATAACTCAGCCTGTTACACTGAAACGCCTGACTTTGGTGCGTTTATAAATGAATGGAGGAGTTTATATGAATCAAAATCCGGAGAAAGAGGAATCTTTAGCCGTATTGCAAGCCAGAAGCAAGCTGCAAGAAATGGTAGAAGGGATGCTGAAAGAGATTTCGGGACAAACCCCTGTTCGGAAATCATCCTCAGACCAAACCAATTTTGTAATCTTTCCGAAGTCGTTGTTAGACCGACAGATACATTTCAAAGTCTCCAACGAAAAGTACGAAATGCAACTATCCTTGGAACTCTCCAAGCTACCCTCACTGACTTCAGATACTTAAGGAAAGTCTGGGAGGACAACACTAAGGAAGAAGCATTGCTAGGAGTGTCCTTGACGGGTATTCTGGACAGTTCTTTAATGAACTTAAAGAATAAAAACTTGCCTACTGTACTGCAATCACTCAGGGACGAAGCCATTAAAACTAATAAGGAATGGTCTAAGCGTCTAGGTATTGCACAGTCTGCTGCTATAACGTGTGTTAAACCAAGTGGTACTGTGTCCCAGTTAGTAGACAGTGCCAGTGGTATTCATCCACGGTACAGTCAGTATTACATCAGGAGGGTCAGGGCTGACATGAGAGATCCTTTGTGTAAAGTCCTAGAGGACGCTGGAGTGCCTTCTGAGGTGGACATAACGTCACCCTCTACCAAGGTATTCAGTTTCCCTAAAAAGTCCCCAAAGGACGCTGTGTTGGCTTCTGAGCAGAAAGCAAAGGATCAGTTAAAGTTATGGTCTATTTACCAGGAACACTGGTGTGAACATAAGCCCAGTATTACCGTGTACTACAGGGACAATGAGTTCTTGGGTATCGGGGATTGGGTGTACAACAATTTTGATTCCGTCTCAGGTATTTCATTTTTACCTTATTCGGATCACACCTATGAGCAAGCACCTTATGAGGAAATAACCAAGGAACAGTACAATAAAATGTCCAAGGGTTTTCCAAAGGAGTTTAATTGGGACATAGATGAGAGTCAGGACAATACTGAAGGAGCACAGACATTAGCCTGTGTTGGAGGAGCCTGTGAGCTATAGCGATAAAGTTTTAGATCATTATGATAACCCTAGAAACGTAGGGAAACTGGATGAGAAGGACAAAGCTGTAGGCACTGGCATGGTTGGTGCACCTGCCTGTGGTGACGTAATGAAACTACAGATCAAGGTGAATGACAGTGGGGTAATAGAGGATGCCAAGTTTAAAACTTATGGCTGTGGCTCCGCTATTGCCTCCAGTTCATTATTAACTGAGTGGGTTAAAGGTAAAAAACTTAGTGAGGCAGAGGACATTAAGAACTCTGAGATTGCACAGGAGCTTTCTTTACCACCCGTTAAAATTCATTGTAGTGTATTAGCTGAAGACGCTATTAAGGCGGCTGTGGCTGATCTCAGGAGGAAACAAAATGACACTTAAGCAAATCACTGGCGGTAAGCCCTGCTTTAAGGAGGAAGTCATAGAGAACATAACCCAGACCTGTATGTACCAACTGGACAGGCATAGGCTGAACATCCAGGTACTAACGGAAAGCCCTAGTGGTACAGCGGATCATCCGTCAGTAGTGGAGTCAGTGGAATCTGAAGTTAAACAAATGGCTAAACTTATGGGTGTTATGGGAGCTATTAGTTATTTGAATAACGGAGGTATTATAGAGTTTGAACCTGAGTAGTTACTGTTGTTCTTCTGATCGAGGATTATTCACTGCTCCTAGTGTTAATCCTCCTCCTGCTGCTGCTCCAACATTTCGTAGACGTTCTTTTTCTAGCTCTACTGCTTCCTTAGAAGGTTTAACAGAAACATATTCGTTTAATACTTTTTCAAACTTATCCTTAAATTGTTTATAAACTTCATCATTATCAGTTGATATTTTTCCTGTAGCTTTAGCGGTTGTATACTGACCTTTAGCAGCGTCTCTTGCTTTTTTAGGTAAATCTAAATGCTTTGCGTTTCCTCTTACTATAGAACTTACTGCTACTAAACTTTTTAACTTACTGTCGGTTACTGCTTCAACAAAATCATGTCTGTCCGACATTACGGTTAAAAATTCCCCATTAGGTTTAATTTTCATTAAATAGTTTGCCCCTCCTTCAACAATAGCTTGTCCGGGGTGGCTAGTGAAAATCCAAATTCCCGTTGGATCATAAAGAGGATTATCAGGATCATTAAATTTATCTACAATAACAACATTTTTAGGCATTAATTCTTTACTTTGTTTTGTCCGTATTTCTTTTTGAGAAATTTCTAAAGCAGATTTTAATTCTTCAACATTATTGAATTTTTTGTTGTCAGCAAAAGCTGATTTTATTAATTGTATGTTTAAATTACGTTGCGATGTTAAATCATAAATATGATTACCAGAAAATATATTAGAAGATTTCATTACAGTTAAATCAGGAGCACCTTGGTTGTCAATAATATGGTTTTCCAGTATATCGGCTTCTCTATCAGTTATATTCATTTTCCTGTTGTTTTTTAAAGCAGGATGTTTTTTGAACATTGAAGAAAACGATCCAGGAGTATAAGTTTCATAGCCCCGAACAAAACTTTTTTCTAAAACTCCTTTAATGGAAGGGTCTAACGCATCAAATCCTCCTTTTTTACCTGCTTGAACGGCAATGTGAGCATTATAAATAACTTCAGCTACTGCTTTAGGTATAGCTCTAGCTATATCATCTCCTGCTTCCAAAAACTCTTTAACCATTTTTTGAGCATTAAGGTTAATTCCTTTTTCCCTATACAAAGCTCTAGCTATAGGATCAAACTCAGATTTAATTCCTGATATTGTTCCTTCCTTTAAATTTTTCCAAAATCCAAATGCTTTAGCTCCTAAATTAGCTTGGGCTTGCTGTATTAGTTTTGGGTTTCTCATTAAATCAGGGCCCGGCAACTTGTCTTTTATATACTTTTTGCCAAAATAAGGAATATTTTTTAATTTTTCACCTGCTTTAATTAACTTTTGTCCTAACTGTATTTCACTTGGAGTGTTTACGGCTCCTTTAGCTTTACCATAAAAATTATCAATATAGTTAGAAAAAGAACTCATAAATCTACCAGCGGATTCAGTGCCTTGTCCTCCTAAACCTAAATCAGTTTTACCTGCTTTACTTAACATACCTAAAGGAATAGCGTTTGCAGGGTCAACAACCGCCTCCAAAATAAAGTTTGCATAAGGATTTTCTACATAATCATAATCTTCTCTACCAGTTAATCCTCTATAAATTCGATCCGAAGTTGGAATACCTTGATTAAAATCTAACATTCCTGCTAACGCATTTTGAGGCCGACCTAAATAGTCTAAAGTTGTTCCTAACGAATCAAACAGACCCGTTCTATATCCTTCAGGAGCTTTAATTAAAAGAGGCATATATACAATCCTTAAAAAGAATAACCTTTAGGTGTTAAATCAAAACCGTCCATCATTCCGGGTTGTTGAGTTCTTTTTGTTGGTGTTTTTACAGTTTGTTTTGTAGGTTCTGTTACTTCTTCCTCAACTTCATTATAATATTCATCTTCTTTTCCTGATTCAAGATTGTTTAACAAACTTTGAACAATTTTAATGTCTGCGTTTAATCTTCTTAATTCTTGAGGGTCTTTAATTTTACTAGCTCCTCTTTTAGCTTCCTGTATAACATCCCTCATAATATAAATTGTTTTACCCTTGACTGTTTGTACTGGAGCAGATTTAGCTAAATCTTTAAACTTAGAACCTGCCATCAAAAATGGAGACGCAACCAGAGCAGGGCCTTTTAATAAAATATTTGCTGCAAAACCTGCAAAAGTTTGTGTTTCTCCTCCAACACCCCATCGTTGCATTAACCTACCTAACGGACCATTGTGTTCCTTTACAGCTTTAGGTCTAATATTTTCTTTAATAGTAATTAAACGACTATATTGTGCTCTTAAAGGAGCAACATCAGGAATAGCCTCATCTACTGTTTCATTTAAAGCTAATCTAAGTTGGGTATAAGCTGAGTCAATAGCTTCTTTATCAGCATCTTTAAATTTTTCGTCAACTTGCTTTAAACTTTGAAAAGAATAATCTAAATTAACCCTAGCTTTATGTGCACCAGCAGCAGTATGTCCGTATCGGTCTAAATCAGCTAAAACTTTTGCAGCTAAATGTTCAAACATTTCTAAATTTTTTAATTGTTTAACATTAAATAATTCAGCGTTTCTACTTTGAAGTGTATTTAGTTTTTCCGTTATTTTACTTTTAACATTTTCAATATCAACGGAAATATTATTTTTCTTTAATTTTGCTTTAATATTTTTATTTAAGGCTTTAGCTTTGTCTCGAACCAGATTAAAATTATGTTGCATTGTGCTAGTTGATTTTAAACCAGAAATTAATTTTGCTTCGTCTACTAAAGCTATTTCTTCAGGAGTTAACAAACGCTCTTGTTTTCCTAATATTCCTGGTTTTGATGTTGTGTGGTCAACAGTTTTTAATTGAGCTTCTTTAGATGTGTCTTCAATAACGGAAAAAACATCCTGATCTCTTCCTCTTACTGGTTTTAATACGTTTCTTTGTCCAACACTTTTTAATTCTATTCCGGAAGATTTTTTTGAACTAGGTTTTGTATATTTCCAAAGATTTTTTTCTAAACCAGAAGATTTTACTAATTTACCTGTATCCGGAACTAATTGATTTTGCCATAAAGCAGTATTTATTGTTCCTGCTAAAGTTTTATATTCTTGAGGATATTTTTCTTTAGCTATTTCTAATGCTCGTCCCCCCATACCTAACGCTTCTAAAACAAATCTACCGGGACCTGTATTAACCACTTTAGTAGCTAATTTTTTAGCCCCCTCTGATACTGAAGCTTTAAACGCTTCGGGAAGTAACTCCACTACATTTTCTGTAGATTCAGTAATTCCTGCGGAAATAATGTCTCCAGCAAACCCAACTGTGTCTCCAAGAATTTGAGTAGTAGCTCCGGTTAAAGGTAGAGTTGTTCGGTTATTTTCCAAAAACATTGAGTCTCTTAACGGACTAGCTTTTTCTAATTCCCGTGAAACAGCGTAATCTGAAATAGTTTGTCCAACAGATTCACTTCTTAATTGTCTAGCTTCCTTAACTTTATCTAAAAAAGTAAAATCTTGTTCTACAGAAGTTTCAACAGTTGGCTCAACTGGGTATTGTTTTCTTAACAATTCTCTTAATTTATCATCTGAACTATCTACATTAGTTGAAACAGTATCAATATTTTCAGATTTAGTTTCGTCAATAGATTCAGTCTCGCCTAAATACTGTTTTCTAAGCAAAGCTCTTAATTGTTCTTCTTCACTCATTGCAATTCCCTTTTAATTTATAAATCTATTATTTTAAAATCATTAAGATTAGGTCCAATTAAACCTATTCTAGTGTCGTCAATTTTATAACTTTGCCAGCCTTTATATTTAGGAAGTTCATCTCCAACTACTTTTGTTTGTAGTGTTCCTTCCGCTGCTTGCATAGTTCGTAAATACGACTGTTCAATTTTAGTAAGAGCTTTAAGTACAGCTTCTTTTGAAGCAAATTGATCTAAAGTAGCAATTTCTTGTTGTAGTAACAAGTTTTCAATGTTACTAACTTGTCCAAGAGAACTTCCAGCGTCTTTTAATCTACGCAACGCATCAAAACCAATATTAGATTTAATTGTGTTAAAATAACCTGCTAATTCTCTAGCTTGTGTTGCAGGAAGATATTTACCTAACGCTTCAAACCCTACTCCTCCTCCTTCTCCTGTTATTGCTTGTTTTAAAGCAGTTATTAAACCTGGTTGATCTTCGGAAGAAACTGAACCTATTATTTTTTTAGAGTCTGAAATAGCAGCTATTACATTTCCAGCTTTAATTTGTGCCTGTAATTTTATACTAGCTTTGTCAACTTGATCCATAGTGTCTAAAAACTCAATTTGTCCGTTTTCATTCCTAACTGGTTCTCCATTTTTTAAAATCATAAATTTTGGAGGTTCACCTTTTAACGCTACATCTTCATAAGTAATTTTATCTACGTCTGATCGTCCTAAAGTTCGTATAATTTCTCCTGTTTGGGTGTTTACAAGAGCTTTTTCCATTAAACCGCTTTTACCTAATATGTCTGTCATTGAAACATTATTTTGAGTTAATATAGTTTGAGCAGAACTCATTGCCTGTGGGTTTTGATTTCGTAAACCAACAACAATAGCTCTATATTGAGCTTTATTTGGATTACTGTCCGGTAAACTATCAGCTAATGCTTCTAATTGATCCGCAGTTTGACCAAATCCTTCTTTAGTATTTTTAATAGTTCTTAATTTTTCTTCGTAGTCCGTAAGTTTCATAGATTGATCTACGCTTAAATTAGGTGCTCGTTTTAAAATTTCAACTTGTTTTAACGGATCACGTTCAGCTAAATACTCTTTTCTGAGCGCAGCATTAGGATCACCACGCCCCATAATATTTGCTACAGTGCTGTCTAGGAAAGACCTTGGAGCAGGTTGTAGTAACTCTGAGAATAACCCCTGTGATTGCCCACCTTGGTTTTCTCTAACTCTCATTAAAGGATTGGTGTACATTTCAGGAAAAATGTCTAACTTATATCTATTCGCCATTGTTTATTCTCCTTTACTTCCCAAAAATACTGGTTATTAATCCAACAACGTTACTAGCAAGTCCACTACTGCCACCGTCTTTTCCTCCACTACTTTGAGCATCTTTAAGTAAAGCGGTAAATACTTCACCTAATAAATTAGCTCTAGCAGCTTCAGACTGTAACATTCCCTGTAGTCCTGCTATACCAGTATCAGCTAAATATCCAGCACCTTGTCTTCTTCCTGTGTCTGCAATAGATGCAATATCAGTAGCAGTAGGTATAGCACCCATAGCCATCTGAGAAGGAGTATAACCTAGACCCAACATACCAGTAAGATTTTGTAGTTGAGCAGCTTTAACAGCTTCAGGAGCCGCTAATGCAGCACCGGACAAATCAAACAACGCTCTTTGTGTACCTAAATCATCAGCACGTTCAGCTCTAGCCATTTCCATAGCTTTTAGTCTTGTAGCTGCCTGAGTTTCCTGTAGGGCTTTATTCATAGCCAGTTGTTCAGGAGTACCTCCAAACATGGCTGTACGCATCCCCTGTCTACCTCTGTTAACCAAGGCTTCGTCCAATAACGCCTGTTGACGTTGTTCATCAGGTATTTGAGTTTGTCTTAATAATTCATAAATAGCCTGAGATCGAGTTTCAGGATCTTGTAAAATAGGGGAAAATAAACTTTGAGTTCCCTGCATAGCTTTGGCGTACACCGGATCATAGCCTCTGTCACTTGCTCCAGTAAGCTGCAATTCAGGTCTACCATAAGGATTAACGTCTGCTGCAAATTTGTTAAATAGATCAGTTTGAAAACGCTTTTGTCTATCCCCTAATCCAACATTATAACCACCTTCAGGAGTAGTCGTTAATGTATCTCCAGTTCCAGTAGTTACAGTAAAAGGTTTAAATTGAGAGGCTGTTTGTGCTTCTGATCCAATAGCTGCTGATCCGGTAGTAGCTAGTCTTCCAGCATCTCTAAGATCATCTAAAGTTTTTTCAACTAAAGCAGCACCGCCTATTTTTCCTAATGTTGGATCTCCTATTAAATTGTCAAATGCGCTTCCAATTCCTTTAAAATATTCACTTACGGTTGACCAAGGTGTTGATCCTCCTCCAAGTGATCCTCCTAGACTTGTTATACTCATCAGTATGTCCCTCCTTCAATAGCCCCTGCTGTGAGGGTTCCTGATACATTGACGGTAGTTGCCGTTACCGTTCCTGTTAAAGTAGGACTAGCCGTATCCGCTTTAGTGGCAACAGCGGTTGCTATATTGTCAAATTCAGTGTCAATTTCTGCACCTTTAACAATTTTAGCAGAGTTACCGGATGCCAAAGAATCCTTAACAAGAAAATTTGTTGTCTTTGTGTAGTTACTCATGTCATTCTACCTATCAATGCTTTAACATTCATTTGTTGTAAGGAGAGGGCATTATCATTAATAATTGCCTCTACTCCTACCTTAACTGATTTACCTTGTCCTGTGGTCTTAACAAAATCATCCGCAATAATAATACCGCTAGAATATTCCGCAGCCGTATTGTATTCCGATACGTTGTACTCCGCTAAACTAACGTCCGCTATAGTAAACGATTGTTGGTTAAAGGCGTTTGAAAAATCATAAGCCCAGTTAGCAGTAGCTGTTACGTTTTGACCACCGACCATAATCAGGTTTATTTCCTTTAGTATCTTAAGTCTTGAAGGATCACCAAAGGATAATTCATTACTAAAATACCTCATGTGGTACGTTGTTTCCGTACCGTCTATGTATCCATCGTACTGTGTTAATCCAGCGGAGCCTCCAAATAACAAGTCTCCTGCTATGGTTCTGACCCCAGTTAAAACTGAAGAACTGGACCATGTAGTTGCCCTATGTGATCCATTTTCCAGTTTAGCCCTCATGTCAAAACAATAAATAAGTTCACTGGTAGGAAAAATTAGTAAATAAATGGATTCTTCAGGACTAAAGATTGCTTTAATTTTCTTTTTGTCCGACTCTAATGAAATATAGTATACAACGTCATCAGTAACAGTACCGGACACTGTAGTCAGTGGCATGGACTTTTCCTGTATAGTCCTTCCTAGACTTACTACTCCTGAATTAGACAGGAATATTAAATCCGTTCCTGTAGACTGTACACTGTCCCTACTTAAACACCCTACACCACTTATAGTGTCCAACAGGGACATACTGGAGGGCGATGTAGCTCCTTGATATATAATAATGGAATGTTTACCTAGAATCGCTAGATATCCGTTCCATGCAGCCAAAGCTACTATTTCATCGTACCCATCAGGCCATACATTTGCTACATTAATGGAACCTGATGAACCTCCAGTCCACTTATGTCCACCTAATAAATCAGACCAGTACACTGTAGACTTATCAGCAGCAAAGTCAGCTACCCAAAGCCTACCATAAGCACCTATAGCTTCATTAGCCTGTGGAGGTGTTCCTGCTGCACTGGTTACTGCTGACATCTTTTGTAAGCCAGCGGAGTTAGAGTAAACTAAAGGCTCATAACCTTGTTGAAAAAAGTAAGCACTACTATTAAAGTTTACAATCTTCCAGTTATTAGCTGATACTGAATAACCTCCGGGTAAGGACACTTCAGTCAACACTGTATTAGTGGACGTACCTTTAAATACTTTATTATTACCACAACCAAAAATAAGATTGTTTCCACTAACGTCTAGGAACTCCCCTACTGCCTCAAGTCCTGAACTTGAACCTAAAGGAGTTAAACTTGCTGTTAATGTTTTAATTCCTTTCCTAGCACCAATACGTCCAAACTTATCAATAATACAGTTTTCCGCTACTGAAGCAAAAGCAAAGTCATCGTTAACAGGAGAGTCCTGTGTATTGACTCCTTTAAATCCAGGAGCCCCAATAGTTAAGTTTTGTAATTGTT